TATTTTGTTTACAATGTAATCTCCACTTAGAACTTGTCCATTTACAGTTGGTGTTTTTGTATCAACCACACTCACCGAATCTCCTCGATTTGGGATATTCGCGGCCAAACTCCTTATCATTAGCTTTCCTGTTGTATAAGGAATGCTTCGTTTGGATAAAATATTTGTTGCACGGCTTTCCGCATCAGCAATACTTGAAATATCATTTAACTCCATTGTTTTTTCAAATAATCCATAATCATCTATACTTGATTGGTTTTTCATGTGAATAGGCATTTGAGCAGACCAAACATAATTAATAATTGCATAGTGTGCATTTGTGAAAGTTGTTCCTACCGCTGGCATAACTTTTTTATTCTCCTTGTCAATATAGTAAAAATTACCAGTTGATGTATCTTTTGCACCTCCTGTTTTTTGTGTTGTTGGTGGTGTTGCAGCATCCATATAAAGTTCTACAGAGTCTGGTGTTTTTGTTAAAAGTATACTTGTAGTTGTATAGTCTGCAGTTACACCCACTTGTCCTGTTTCTGTTATTTCTGTCGGAACACTTGCGCCATCTACTCTTAAATCGTTAATCATTCCAGATGTATCAAAATCCCACTCTGGCATATTAATTATTTCAGTTCCTACCGTTAAAGTAATTCCAGAGGCATTATAGCCATTTGGCTCAAAATAAACCTTTCTGTCTGAATCATTATAATATATATCCCAGTCTAATGCTTTTTTTAATGTTTGTAATCTTTCCCATATGTCTGTGTTTATACATTTGAATTGATCTATTCGTTCACCGTCTGATGTTCCACTTGCTTGGACAGAGGCTGTTAATCCTCCATAAGTTTGAATCATGTCTTCAGCTATTTCGCTTACTTCGCCAGCACTTGCATCTATTGTAGAATCGTAAACATGATTGATATTTTTTCTAACTAATAAAATCATTTCGTTTCTACATAAAACTTTTATTGTTGCTCCTTGGGATTGTATGTCGTCAATATATCCATAAAAATAACGTTTGTCTGTGCTTGTGGTCCAACCGGCCCAAATCTCTACTACTTGCCCGTTTTGTAAATCTAACAAATCGTTTACTGTTTTTGGTAAAATTAACTCTGCTTCACTGATTGCCTCGTCATCTTTTTCATATTCCCAACTGAGTAATTTTTTAGGATCAGAACTATCTGTATCCTTGATTGTCACCGAATCGATTATAACTTTAGTTAGTCTCATTCTAAAGCTATGCCCTCTACGATTACTAAATTGTATTCAACCTTAGATTCGTCTGCTTGAATTTTTGTATTTGTAAAATCTTGTATTAAGAATTTTGTTGCAGAATAATCTTTCCAGCTACTAACAAATGTTAAACCAGCTTGGTTCCCATTTTGTAAACCTTCTATATCCGAAATGAATGTTCTTAATTCGCTGACTGTTCCAGTAAATACTCCAGAAATAGTGATTGTTCGGCTAGTGCCCATAAGATCCATTAATACTGCCTCATCACTATCTTCGAATGGCATTGGCCAATTAAATAATCCGCTATTTTTTGCAGACACCTCACTTGAAACATTCCCTAAACTCTTAGTTCCGATTGATGCCATCTTCCCTCCTTTTTAACTCTGTTAAAATTTGTTTGAGTAGTTGTGCATTTGCAACAGTGAATGTTTTAATTGACTCCAAAGTTTTGTTTATCTGTTTTAGTTCTTTATTATCCACTTGAAATTCTCCCACTCATTTGCCTTTGTAAAATCCTACTAACTTCATTCGCCATTAATTTAAAATCTATGTTTTGTTCGGTTGTGATAACCTTTGGGATTCTATTTAAATCATCGATTAATTCTTGTATGGCATCTGTCATCTTCTAGACCTCACAGTAATTATTCTATGTACTGTTGTGATTTCTTTAGGGATTAAACTTAAGTTGGTTATAATCTGATTTGTTGCATTGACAGAAGTATCTTTCATTTTTGTCCATTCAATACTTGACTTATTTAAATTGGCTACCAAAGAGGACTCATTTGCAGGATCACCGATAAGATTTCCCACACTATACACATCTTCAGATATTTTGGTGATGTTTAAATTATCTAGACTTGCTTGGGTATTTTTTATTTCTTCCTGTGTGAGTAATAATGAGCCTAGCCCTTCTTCTAGTTCTTTTCCTGCGTCCTTTTTTTTAAGGAATTTTAATCCGGTGAATATCGCGAAAAGAAGGGTTCCTATTCCGACCGTAACTACGGCTGCAGTTCCTAAACCGGCCCCCAATAACAAGGCTATTCCGCCTGCAACAACGCCAAGTATTGCTGAACCTGCCGCTGCCTCTTTGAGTGCTGTTTTCATATCATCCTCATTCCATGCAGATTTTAAAAATGATAATCCGGCAACAACGCCAAATGTTAATAATCCTATTGGTAATGCATAAACTCCTGCTCCAAATGCCAATGCAGTGACGGCAACTGCAAGACCAGTCCCAAGAGAACCTTTCAATATTTCTTCTAAACTATCAGAATCTGCCCCCATAAACGTATCCCATGCTAAAGCGAAACTTAACCCTGCAAATAATAACCCAGCAATACTTGCTCCACCTCCAAGAGAAAATAAAAATCCTGCAGCTATTAATGCGCCTATTCCGGCCCAATCACCAAAAAGTGCTCCTAGCCCTGCTGCTGCTTGAGAACCTGGTTTTGATCCAGTTTTTTGAGCTTCTCGCACTGCCTTTATCGTCTCTCCGACTTTTTTTGCAATATCTTTAATAAATGGCAATAAAGGTATCAAGGTGACCAAAATAAGCAAACTTAATAATTTTAATAAAGGATTTAAAACTGGGGCTAAGGCTATCCAGATAAATGCTACTGCTGCAGTTGCTTTTAAGATTCCCTTTAATTGCTTTGCGGATTGATCATTTTGCTTAACCATCTCTTTTTCATACTTGCTTCCTCCTTGTTCTCCACCTGCTCCGCTAGATTTGTCATCTACATTAAAGTTCACGTTTGTTTCAAAGTCTGCCATTATGTTTTTTTCTTATATTCCTCCTGTTGTTTTTGTTTCCATTTCTCCTCTAACCACAAAAATTTGTATACCATTTCTTTATCTAAGTCATTAACCTCATCTGGTCTCATTCCAAATTTTTTTAACATTAAAAAATAAATTATATCTGATTGATATTCTTGATTTTCAGTTCCATTAAATAGGGCAAATTTTAGTTGGTGTTTTTTTTTTCTTGTGGCACATTTAAATTATTAAATGCTTCTAATAATTCTGCCGCGACAAGTTTATCCAAATCACTAATTCCTTCTTCTGTTATCTCAAAGGGCGCTAATATTATTGACTTTTTAAGATTTTGAATTGTCATCTTCTCTTGATCAATAGAGATATTTGGTTGCCCACCAGACATTTTAACTTTTGTACAATTGTTTCTTATCCTTAAATCTTCTCCAAAAGTCAGTTTTAATATTTCAACTTTCTCTTTTGTAGAAATTGGTTGCCCATTTGTATCTAAGTTTTCCAATGATTCCCAATTAATTTCGAGAGTTCCAACTGTTCTTAGCTTTCCTGTGATATTTTTTTTGGTTATTTCCATTTCTTTTTCTCCTGTTTAGTTTCCTACTAGGTAACCCGGTGTCCAGTTTTAATGCATGGACAGGCATTTAATTTAATAAAAAAATTAACTTGCTTCTGTTGGTGCAGTTTCTATGTCATTTGTATAAATGATGTTTGTGCATCCTCTTGCCCAACCTGTAACATCTTCTTTAACAACTTCTCCTGCATTTTGTGGCAGAGTTTCTTCGTTTAGATGGATTCCAGTCAAATTAATGTCTAAAATATCTCCATCGTCATTTGTGAATGTTAATTCTAATGTTGCGATTTCTGTTCCACTTCCTGTATCTGGTGCGCTTGCTGAATTTGTTCCGTTAAAGAAATACGTCATAAGTGCCGTGTAGTCTTTAAATGCTGCTGTCATAGAAAAATTGTATTCTCTATTTTTTGCAACGTTGTCAACTATAAAACGACTTCCAACTCCATAAACTGCTTCTAAATTGTTATTTATTGTCAATTCAAAACTTTGTACTGCTGCGATCTTAGTTCCGTCTGGCATTTCTATTGATCCATGTGCGAATGTAAAAACTGGTTCTGCATCTGCTAAATTTGCGACAAAAGTTGTTCCTACTGTCTCATATCTGTATGGACATTCTAAACTAAACTTTAAGGCTTCATTTACTGCTGCCGTTATTGAGCACGTTGTTATTCTACATCCTAATAAAATGCTTCCAACATCTGTAGTTCCAACATTAAAAGATGACTTTGCTGTAAAACTTGGTAATCTATCCGCTTCTGTGTAAGTATGTGTATATGCCCCTGTAGTTCCTGCATTTGCATTTGCACCTAAAGCTCCTAATAACCAATAAGCATTTGATAAAGCTCCATTAATTGTTGCTGTTCCAGAATATTGTTTGTTTATACTTGCCGTTGCGTTTCTTGCTCCAACTCCACTTATACGTTCTGCATCATTACTTCTTGCGATACTAACTTCAACACCTTGCCCGGCTGGCATATATGTTTCATCACTTGCTGTATGAGATGCTGCTGCTGTGTCCCATTCTGTTGGATTTTCCCATGCAATTAAGAATGTGCTCTCTGCTCCTGAAATATAATTATTTGCGATTTTCTTTTCCTCCTTCCTTATTTAATTTTTTAGAAGAAGATTTCTTCTTGAGTTTGATTAAACCTTTGGCTACATCTGTCCAATATCTTTTTTTCTCTA